AACCTCGCAAATTCAGGGGCTATTGCCAGCGATTCCTTATCTGCCAGCATTGACTTTGAACCCATCACGCTCACCGACACTTCCTTCGTTGTCGCTATTGTCGCCAACGATTACTGGAAATATGTGGACCTCGGTGTCAAGGGTGCGGTCAGCAGTAGTCGTGCCCCCAATAGCCCGTTTCAGTACAGGGACAAGCGGCCACCTATCCGTCCCATCCAAGAGTGGATTGCGTTTAAGAGCATCCAACTGGAAGGCCGTGACAAGGAGGCCGCCAACCGTTCCTTCGCTATAAACATCGCCAACAAGATTAGGCGGGAAGGCTTACGGGCCACCAACTTCATGTCCAACGCAGCCACCAAGGAAATGGTGGATGTGCTTACCGAAAACATAGCCGAAGTCCTCGGCAAGTCCATAAGCGTCGCAACCGTCCGATAACCCATGTCCATAACCGTCCTTTCGGGTTCGCCCCTCGTAGCGACCCCCGTTTACAACAAGATGCTCTACAAGGTCAGCGGCTCGCTGATTGCCCAGCCGAACTACCGCTATGTCTGCGATGTGAAGAACCCCGCAGGGACGACGCTGGCAAGGCTAAAGTGCGACAAACTGCCGACCACCAATTTCGGGTTCTTTGATGTGCAGAAGGTGGTTGAAACCCTCGTAGCCCCGACCGCCCCATCGCTGACGCAGACGGGCTTCGTGAATCATTCGGGGTTTTATTCGGGGTATCGGTTGGACTTCACGCAAGAATACGGGAACACCCCCGCCGTGACTGGAGCGACCACGACGGTCAGCGGGGTGATGGCCTTTGCGGGGAACTTAGAGCAGTTGGAACTTGCTGACTGGAGTTTGAGCGGGTACTTCCGCATTGGGAGCAGTTTTACCAATGTCCGACCGCTTACAACCCCCACGGCCTTCACGGTGTACCAAGGGGGGAGCAACTTCCTTGCCATCAACGGGACCAAGTACACAACCGTATCGGCCAACGACACATTCCTTGTATCGGCCCAAGTGAACTACAAAGGGACGGATTACAACTTCGCCGTTAGCCCAAGCCTATCGGGTACAACCGACTTCAACATTCAGCGTTTTGCCTGTGGACCTGCAAATCTTTCGGGAACTATTTCTGCATTGAGCGGAGCGGTGGAGGGGGATTCCTACACGGTGCAGTTCTTAGGGAATGCTGGGCTTGGCTCGGTGCAGACCACCTTCACCTTCGGCCCCTGCCAGCGGTTTGATTCCATCCCCGTCCACTTCGTCAACAAGTATGGCGGCATTGATTCCTACACCTTCACGATGAAGAACAGGAAGCGGGCCAACATCCAGCGGGAGGTGTTTGGGTACAACTCGGATGTGTACGCCACGACCACCTACAACAAGGTTTGGGCGGGTTCGTTTGACTTCGTGTATGCTTTGAATAGCGATTGGCTGACCGATGCCGAATCGGAATGGTTGATTGAGATGGTTCGGAGTGGGTATGTGTGGCTCGAACTCGGTGGCCAACTTGTGGAAGCGGTGGTCAACGCCAACCAGTATCAATTTGTAACCAGACGAAATGACCGCCTCACGCAGTTGCAGATTGAGGTAGCCGTAGCCTACGATAATAACATCCTATGAGCGTAACCCTCATAGCCTACCCGACGGCAACCTTCATCGACGACCTAACGGCGTGGAACAACTTCAACGCCCGTGCGACTGCCGATGGAGCGGATGCGGTTGAAGCGGCCTGCTTTGACTGCCTCTACCTCCGCTTTGCGGGGTTGAACGGGATGCCCGAACTTGCCTATGTGCTTGACACGATGGGCGGGACTGACATTGCGGTAACTTATAGCATCGGGGACATTGAAGATGTGACCAAGCAGCGGGGGTCATTCAGTAAGACCATCACCCTGCCGAACACCCCGACGAATCGGGCCTGCTTTGCGTATGCCTACAACATCCAGTCCTTTGTGGGTGGATTCCAACCGAACAAGCGGATTCGTGCCGCCATGTGGGAGGATGGGGTGCAGGTGTTCAGCGGGGTGTTGCAACTGCTTAGCATGAGCAAGACCAAGGGAACCGTCACCTACGAGGTGGGGTTGTTCACCGATAATGTGTCCTTGTTCAAAGCGATAGAAGGCAATATGCTCGTCAACACCGCAGGCGTTACGGGCATGAACCACACGCCTACCAGCGGCCATGTCAGCGGCACTTGGACGGCAAGCGGTGCGGCATCAAGCGGGTATGTTTACGGGGTTGTGGATGCGGTCGGATTTAGCGACTTGACCCAAGGGAACCTGGTCGCAGGGTGGTGGCAGTTGGGGCCAAGCCTTTATGTCAAAAAGATGGTGGACCTCATCTTCGCCCAAGCGGGATTTCGTTACTCGTCCAACTTCTTCAACTCGTCGCTATTCAATAAACTGGTCATCCCCTATGCGGCAGGGACCATGCCTGTCAACCTATCGGGGTCCAATATCTTTGCCCAAGCCACGGGGAACACGGCGAATTTTATCAAGGGCGCAAACCAAACGCTCGCATTCCCGAAAGACACACCTGCGCCGTTCTACGACAATCCAGGCTATTGGGTGGCATCATCCAGCACCTTCGTCGCTCCAGCACTCCCGACCCGTTGGAATGTGGATGTGACCTTGAATGTCAGCGGTTCAATTTCATTTAGCGGGAGTATTCGTTGCAATATGTCAATCCGAAACATCACCAATTCAACGGATGTGTCGGTAATCAGCAACATTACCGCAAGAACTCAAAACCAGTTCACGGTCCGCTTTGAAAACATAACCATCCCTGCAAACATTACCGCCAATGTGGGGTTTGTCATTACTGCTGATACCGTTGTTGCAACCCAAAACTTTAGCGTCCTTTCGGGGGCAACCGTGCAATGGACCTGCCTTGAAAACCCCGTCGGTATTGGCGTGTTGGATATGCGGACCGCCCTGCCCGCTGATGTGAAGCAGAGCGACCTCTTGCAGGACTTGCAAAAGATGTTCAACCTGCAATTCATGCCTGACCCGCAAGACCCAAGGCTGATTTACATCGAGCCGTGGAAGGACTTTTATACTTCGGGTGTAGTGGATTGGTCGCAGAAATCGGACGAGAATGCAGAGCAGGTGCTGACCAACGGCGACCCGAACGCCTACACCAACATCGTCTTCAAATACAAGGACATGGGGGATTACCTGTCCAAAACTTACAAGCAGTCCTACCCCTTGGCCCGTGAAGGCTACGGAGGCCGAATCTTCAACACTTCCAACTTTTACGGCAAAGGCGATAAGGTCGTAGAAACCCTATGCGGTACACTCATCCCCGCATCGTTCGCCTCGGATAAGATTCTTGGCCGTACTTGGGATTTGGAAGGCACTCGGTTGAGCGGAAGCATCAAGCCCCTGCAAACGGGCTACCGCATTGCCCAATACAACCGCATCACGGGTCAATCCCCTTGGCTCTATTGGTTTGGTCTTGAAGAGGACGGGTTTGCTGCAACAACCCCGATAACCGCCCTGCCCTTCATATCCCACATTGACAACCCCTACGCCCCCAGCGTGGACTTGGCCTTCGGGCAGCCTCGCTTGGTGTACTACAACGCAGTCAACGCAAGCGGCAACCCGTTCGCCTACACGAACAACAACCTCTACAACACCTACTGGCTGAACTACATCAACGAAACGGTGTCCCAAGAGGCATTGCAGTTGGAACTGACCATGCTGCTATCATCGGTGGACATCTACCAACTGGACTTTCGCAAGCCCATCTATTACGGCGGCATTCGTTGGAGATTGCTGGAGATTCGTGACTACCTGGTCGGGCAGATGAAGCCCTGCCGAGTGACCCTGCGCCGCATCCTCAACCTCACCGAGTTTGCTGCTACCAGCACGACACCGATTGCAAGCGACCCGCAATTCCTGTTCAACGGCCCGATAGACCCCGACCCTGTTGACCCAGGCTATGAACCACCCGTAAACCCCGAACTACCCTCCGAAGGATAACCATGGCAGATGTAAACAAAGAGATTGCCCTCAAAGTAGTCGCCACCGATGCGACAGGGCCAGCACTTCAATCGCTCGAAGACAAACTCAACGCCGCCAAAAAGCGGATGGTTGAACTCGCTGCGGCGGGCAAGCAAAACACCGAGGAGTTCCAACGCCTGCAAGTTGAGGCGGGTAACTACAAGCGAACCATTGAGGGTGTTGAGCAGTCCGTTGATTCGTTCGCAAAGGGCGGCAGCAAAGCGTTCACCTTAATCGTGGAAGCCTCCCAAGCAGTTGCGGCAGGCTTTGCGATTGCCCAAGGTGCAGCGGCTTTGTTCGGTGACGAGAACGAGGACTTGCAGAAGGCAATGGTTCAAGTCCAAGGGGCGATGGCCTTGGTCAATGGGGTGCAGCAAATCAACATCCTACTTACCCAAAAATCCGTTATCACGACCGAAGCAGCGGCAGCGGCTCAACGGGTTTACGCCATAGCCGTTGGAACCAGCACGGGAGCATTGAGGGCGTTTCGGGTTGCTCTGCTCGCATCAGGTGTTGGAATCGTGGTTGCAGGGCTTGGGTTATTGATAGCCAAGTGGGACGAATTGACCGCAGCCGTGCGCCGATACCTCAACCTACCCGACCCAAAGCAAAGGGCAATGGAAGAAGCCCAAGCATTGATGAGGCAGGAGGCTACATTGGAGAATTATCGGGATGCCTACGAAAAGCATACCAATGACCTCATTGCTAATGATGCCAAGCGCAAAGCAGCGGCAGAAGAAGCCACAAAGACAAGGTTGGAAAAACTCAAAGAGGAAAACAACGCCATCATCAAGTTTGTTGAGGATTTGAACCTCACCCTTTACGAGATGAGGCTGGATGACCAAGCAGCCCAAGAGCAAGCGATTATTGATGGAATGCGAAGGGAGGGCCAAGCCCGTGCATCAGCGGCGGCAAGGACTATTCAAATTGAAGATGCCAAAGCCGAAGAAATCAAGCGGATTGAGCAGTCCGTTGCTGACTTTAAGCAGCAGGTCACCTTTGATTCGCTTACCGCTATTAGCCAAACCCTTGCGGCATTCGGCAACGAGAATAAAGGCTTGGCCATTGCAGCCTTGGCGATTGAGAAAGGTTCGGCTATCGCCAATGTCATCATAAACCTTCAAAAAGAGATGTCTGCAAATGCGGCAATGGCTTTTGCTAACCCTGCGAACGCTTTGACTGGTGGTGCAGTAGGTATCGCACAAACCAAAGCCCTCAACACAATGGCCAAGATTCGTGCAGGCTTACGGATTGCAGCCATAACGGCAGCAGGCATTCAAGCAGGCAAGACCATCATGGGCGGTGGGGAATCAGGCGGTGCGCCTTCACCTGGTGGACCGATGCCGATGGGAGCGGGTGGGGCTGCTGCTCCCCCCATCTTCGCAAACCCCAACACCACCGACTTGTCCTCCTTCGGGAACGGCCAAGGCCAAGGGATGCAACCCATGCGGGCCTATGTCGTGGAGCGTGACATCCAGCAGACGACGAGCAGGGTGCGCCGCTTGTCCGAATTTGCAACATTAGGCTAACCGCTACATATCCCACTATGGAACTTCCCGTGTACCGAATGACCGTGGACGAAGTGGACGAAGGTGTGCAGTTTGTCGCCCTCGTTGATATGCCCGCCATTGAGAAACCCTTTCAAGCCTTTGCTAAGACCCCGCAGCGGTTCGCCGAAACGGGAGAACGCCGTGTGCTGACTGGGCCCTTGATGCTTGCCGATACGCCCATCTACCGCAAGGACGACACCTATGGCGAGTACTATGTCGTATTCGACAAGGCGACCATTCGAAAGATTGTCCAAAAGTACTTCAAGCAAGGGAATCAGCACAATGTCAACGCCTACCACAACGCCGAACTGGACGGGGTCTTCATGTTTGAATCCTACATCACCGACACCGAGCGGGGCATAATGGCTCCCAAAGGCTACGAGGACACCCCCGACGGCTCTTGGTTCGGGTCGTTCAAAGTGGAGAATGACGAAGTGTGGGAGAACCGCCACGCATTCAAGGGTTTCTCCGTGGAGGGGCTATTCGGCATGAAGAACACGGGAACCGAACTTGAGGTCGCACTCGCTGGCCTCGCAGACGATTTGACCAACTTTTTGCAACATATCAACCCAACCTACAAATCCCTTTAATCTATGAACCTAAAAGCAGCCATTGATACTTTGCGGACTGAACTCCGCAAGTTCACAACCCAAAAGCAATCCTTTGCCGACTACAAGTTGGTGGACGGTACTGTTGTCCGTGTGGACGGCGACCTCGTTGCAGGTACTGCCGTCTATGTCATCACCGAAGACGAAACCCTGCCCGCTCCTGACGGCGAGCATCAAGTCGAGGGCGTTGGTGTCATCAAAACCGAAGGTGGCAAAATCACCGAAGTCGTTGTAGCCGAAGCCCCAGCACCTGCCGAGGAAGTCGCCGTTGCTGCTGAGATAACCCCCGAAGTTGCGGGCGAAGTGGTGAGTGAAATCGCCGAAGGCTATCCAATGGTGGACCCATTGATGGTTGAAGAAATCGTCAAGAAGCACTTAGTGTCCATCATGGAAGAACTGAAGGCCGCCTACACGGAAATGGGAAAAATGAAGGACAAGATGGCCGCATTTGCCAGCCAAATGGAAACCATGACCGACATCGTCGAGAAGGTCGCAGAACTCCCATCCGAAGCCCCCAAGCCAACCGCATCCGCAATCGTGGAACAACGGAAGGCCGCTGCCCAGCAGAACTTCAATGCCCTCGCACAAGCAATCCAAACTCTTAAAAAATCCAATTAATCCTTAACCCCCTTAAAACAAAACCATGAGTTACTCATTCGTTTCCCCGCTGACTACTTACACCGAGCAGCAGCGTTTACCGCTCATCACTAAGGCCGTGTTCTCGGCCCGTTCCGCAGCCTTGTTCACCAAGCAGGTGGGCATCAAGTCGGCTGCCGCCCTCAACCTCATGGACACCGATGCAAATATCGCTGGTGGCGATGTATGCGGTTGGACCCCAACAGGCAACACGACCTTCACTCAACGGAATATCACCGTTGGCCGCATGAAAATTCAAGAGGCTCTTTGCCCTCGCTCGCTTGAACAGTACTGGATGCAGTCGCAGTTGACCGCTGGTTCTACCTACGACGGCGTACCATTTGAGCAAGCATTCTCCGAGCAGAAGGCTCTCCGCATCGCCGAAGCGTTGGAGAACGCTATCTGGCAGGGTAACTCCTACTTCAGCGGTGTCAACCAACTGCTGAACGCTGCATCGGGTTCTACCGTTCTTGCCAACGCTTCCGCCACCACTTGGAACCCAGTATCGGCTTCCGTTGGTATCACCACTTCCAATGTCATCAGCATCTTTGACAAGGTTTACAACGACATCCCGCAGGCCATCTTGACCCGTAATGACCTTGTAATCTTCTGCGGTTGGAACAACTTCCGCACCTTGATTGGAGCCTTCAAAGCCAACACAGGTGTTATGTATAACCAAGTGGATTTGCAGGGCCTTGCCGATGGCGACATCGTTTACCCAGGCACGAATGTCCGTGTCGTTGCAGTGCCAGGATTGCTTGGAACCAACCGCATCGTCTGCACCTACCTTGGCAACCTGTTCTACGGAACTGACTTGCTCTCCGACGAGGAGAACTTCTCCTTGTGGTACTCGCAGGACAACGATGAAGTCCGCTTCCAAGCCGCCTTCAAAGCAGGTGTGCAGTTCGCCTATCCCGACTTGATGGTTGACTTCCGCTTGGCCTAAGTGTAAGGGGGGAGGGAAACTTCCCCCCGCTTTTTATTCTTGCAACTCACAAAATAAATATACACTATGTCTTGCTCCCTAACTACGGGCTACGCCCTCGGATGCCGTGATTCAGTCGGCGGCATCAAAACTGTCTTTGTCCAAGCCTTCAACGCCACAGGCTCCGTGAACACCAACGGCAGCGGAACGGTCACAGGTTTCACGGGTTTCTCATCGGGATTCTACGAGTACGACTTGACCAAGGCCACTTCGTCCATGACGGAAACCTTGAACGCAAGCACCGAGAACGGAACCTTGTTCTACACTCCCGAAGTAACCTTTACCATCAACAAGTTGCAGACCGCCGTGCGGAATGAACTGCGCCTCTTGGCTCGGAATCGATTGCTGGTCATCGTCCAAGACAACAACAACCGCTACTGGGTGTTGGGTGCTGCGAATGGCTTGGAAGCCTCCGCTGGGACTGCTGGAACGGGTACTGCATTCGGTGACCGTTCAGGCTACGAGATGACGCTGACGGGCATGGAACCCGATGCAATGCTGAACATCTTGCCAGCAACATTCTCTGCGCTGACCGCACAAATCAGCGGGTCGTAGCGTATCTTTGACCTGCGGGCCTCATACCCCGCAATGGTTTAGTGGTCTGGGCCATCTCGCAAGGGGTGGCCCTTTTTTTTGTACCTTTGGGCATGAGAATTTGCATCGTTTACAACGCCCACCCGACGG